CCCGTCGGTTGCCCCCTATATCCGCTTTCGCGGTGTAGGATTTTAGAAGGATCGTCATCCTTCGGCCATAGTGGCCTCTGTCTCTGGGTCTTAATAACGACCCTCGGTCCCTGGCGGGCCCGATCGTGGTAATCCACGAGAAGTAATTTCTGGAGATACTCAAGTGACTCGGCCCAACTTCGTCACCAATGTGCCCGGCATCTGTAAGAAGAAAACGAACTTCGGCAATTTGCCGGATTCGGTGTCTTCTGATGCATGGCACGGTGAAGAAACCATAACTGGTGTCTCACGACATAAGCCGACCGGTTGGATTCCTCCAACTAGTTATTCACTCTTCTCCAGGAAGTATCAACTAGCTATGGGTCGAACTCGGTTCGACTTTTATCTTGGGAACTCTTGGACCCAAGAAGACGGCGTTGTCGGAGGGGCCGGTGGGCGTTTTTCGTCCATCGTTCACTTCGATGCCATCGTCGGTGAGCCTTCTATTTATGACACGACCTTGGGCAATGCTGCTTTGATTGCAGCTAGACTCAAGTTAAAACGTGCCAGTGTAGATTTAGGTGTTGCTTTCTTTGAGAGGAAGCAGACCGCTCGCTTGCTAGGTGATACCGCAATCGCACTTGCCCGATCCTTTAATCACTTGAAGCGCGGAAACGTGCGTCAGGCGATGAGGGATCTTGGTTTAAGCTCGAAAGACAAGGAACCTCGTGGTTCCTCTGTGCCAAATAAATGGCTAGAGCTGCAGTACGGTTGGAAACCATTGCTGTCCGATGTATTCGGAGCCTGTGAAGCCCTTGAACAAAGGGATAAGGCTGACTGGAGAGTCACGGCAAAAGCGACAAAGAAGTCGAAAGGCTTCTGGTCTAAATCCTGGATCCGTGAGGAATCAGGAGTTGGAGTCGCTGTGGCTGAGCGGTCTAACTTTACAAGGTTAGACGCTCTGCCGGATAGGGAGCTTCTCGGCTCTCTTACATCACTAGGGATTACTAATCCCTTGTTAATAGCATGGGAGCTCGTACCATACAGCTTTGTTGTCGATTGGGCTTTCCCGATCGGTGACTGGCTGTCGTCACTAGACGCCCTTTTAGGCTACAGCACGGTCTCCATCTCCTCCACGGACTATACAAAGTGTTCGTGGAAAGAGAAAGGGGTTCCCTATACTGAGGTCAACTGGGGGCGTACCAGTAACAGTTACGAGGGTAGTAAGGAAGTGGTTAAAGTAGTCAGGCAAGCCAGTAATGGTGTGCCTCTACCCACTTTCCCGAGTATTAAAGATACTCAGTCCCTTGGCCATATGGCAAATGGGCTGGCGCTACTCGCGTCTGCCTTCCGCCATTTCCGTTAACTCAACCTTAACCTTTTGGAGCATAGAACATGCCCGCTATTGCTGCACTGTCCATTAACGATGGACAAGCTACTCCCGTTGCTCATACGTTTAGCCCCGTCACAACTGACGGGTCGACAGCGAAATGGGCCGATAGAGCACCCAGCATTCCGGCTGGGTTCCGAACGATCTCTTACGAGGTCGCCGGGCCCAACGGTTCCCGTACCACTCATAAACTGCAAGCCGGATTTATGATTCCGGTTGTGGCTACAGTGAACGGTGTCGATACAGTCGTTCGGTACTCGAGCGCTCAGGTTACCCTGAACGTTCACCCGGAGGCCTTGCTCCAGGAACGGAAAGACTTGCTGGCATACGTGGCCAATTTCTTCGGCCACGCAACCATTAAGTCCTCCGTGGAAAATGTCGAGCCTGTCTACTAAGCAGCGTAACCGCCGTAAGGCTCCTCGTGAGAGGACCCCAAGGTGGCGAGCTGCCGTGGATTTGGCTTCGAGAATCACCCGTCTAGCAATAGAATGGTGGTTATCTCGAGAATCGGGGCGCAAGCCCTAATTTTTGACTATTCCATCCTTAAGAGGATTCCATATGCGACGTAAACGTCACTCTGGTGCTAAAGGCTTCGGTTTCTCTAATGAGAGGTTCCTTGAGCTCATGACCTCTATCACGGGCGTATCGCCTGTTGGTATTCTTGGTCGTGAAACCCCTTTAGACTTGTCCAGTCTAGAGAGTGCAAGAGGGTCCCTTATGATGAGAGAGATTTTCTCCAAATACGACGATGGGAAACCGTCCGAGGATAAGGAGAAGACGACCTGGAAGAAATTCCAGGAGGCCGAGGATTTGTGCCTCGACAGCAACTTTTGGATCCCGCGAACGTTTAGACACTCGCCCTTTTGGAGGGCTGTGTCAATGCGGTTGCGGCAAGTCCTTGGGAGCTTTTCGTGGGACGAAGCGTCACGGTATTTCTCCTTCGGGCCCGGCGCTACAACGCGCTTAACTCGAAAGGAGGCCGCGGCAGCCTATAAATACTCGGGTGTACCCGAGAGTACCTTAGGAAACGCTGTCCTTGCTTCATGTGCAATTCGCATGAATCCTATGTGGAACTCCCACGTAGTCCAATCTCTTGGAGAGGAATCAGATCATCTCGTCAGAGTGGTCAGTGGTAACAGCGTCATTGCCGTTCCAAAGAATTTTAAGACGGACCGGACCATTGCTAAAGAGCCTTGTATGAACATCTATGTTCAGAAGGGCATCGGGCAGTGCATCCGGAACCGTCTTAAGCGCGTGGGGATAAACTTGAACAGTCAAGTGGAAAACCAGTTGGCTGCCCGCGAGGGTAGCATGACTGGTGGGCTAGCTACCATCGATCTTTCGATGGCTAGTGATACCCTTTCATTTGCTTTAGTAGAGTTTCTCCTCCCTAACGATTGGTGGTACGCACTTGAGCAGTGTAGATCGCCAGTTGGCGTTCTTCCTTCTGGTGAAGTTCTCACCTACCAGAAGTTCTCGTCAATGGGGAACGGCTACACATTTGAGCTTGAGACGCTCATATTTTGGGCTATTGCCCAATGTGTAGCTTGCCCTAATATTAACGAGATGGACTCTCGAATCCTAGTCTATGGGGATGATATTGTAGTCCCTACGGACCAAGCGGAAACCCTTCTTATGAGACTCTGGCAGGCTGGGTTTAAACCCAACCTTCAGAAATCTTTTTGGGAGGGCCCGTATAGGGAAAGTTGTGGTAAACACTACTTTCTAGGAGTTGAGATCACTCCGTTCTACATCCGGAAGCCGGTTAAGTATCTCCATCGATTGTTCCTGGTGCACAACAACCTTTTTAGGTGGTTGGAGCGCGCGGGACTCGATAGAAGTGAAGCCTTGAAACAGCTTCGAGATATGGCACCTGCTTCCTGGCGTAGTCCCCGGCTACCAGACGGATACGGAGACGGAGCCTTCATTGGTTTCGTCGACGAGCTTCGTTTGGACCCCCATCCTTATGGATGGGAGTATTGGACGGTTAGAGCCTTGAACAATTTGCAAACTGTTCAAGAGGATGACCTTCCATTCGGCCAGCTGATTGCTAGCATCCTAGCGTTGGCTACACCCATTAACTCGGAGTACGAGAGAAATCTCGGACTTTTCGAGCATGTGTGTGGGCTTCCCGTGAGGGAAGGGAAGTACGTTGAAATGAGTATCAACGTGCCTCGGCATGCCCTCTCCTCGTAAGAGGAGAGCTCGGTAGTTAATTCTACCTGGGT